AGACTGGTGGAGGTGGAAGTTCACGCTTCCGCCGAAGTTCAGCATCGACAACGGTCGCGACGGGATGAGCAGGCGTGAGGATTACAAGCTCGGGCACAAGAATCTTCGCGGCATCCTCGGCGAGCAGGGCATCGCATACGACCATCACCGTCGCGAGCGGAAAGGCGAAGTCGTGGACTTTCTCACCGACGCGCTGGAAGTGGCGAGCAAAAAGGAAGTGCCGTTCGGATTGGTGCTCTCGCTCATGCAACAGCAGACCGCCACGGCGAGCGTCGGCGGCGGCGTGTTCGGAGCGCCAGTGGAAGACCCGAACGACCCTGAGCCGGAACCAACGCCAGCGGTTGCGCCGACCCAAGTTTGACACCGCGAGAAAAGAAAATGAAGGCCACTTGGTATGAGTTCAAAGCCAAAAGCGACGAGACTGAAATCTTGCTCTACGACGAGATTGGAGGCTTTGGGATTTCCGCCGCCGCATTCGTTGCTGAACTCCAATCGGTGCCAAAGAATCACCGACTTGTTCTGCGCATCCATTCCCCCGGCGGCAGCGTCCTCGACGGCAATGTCATCGCCAACGCCATCAAAGCTCACCCCGGCGGAGTCACGACCCACATTGACGGACTAGCCGCAAGCATGGCTAGCGTGCTGGCAATAGCTGGCCGTCCCGCGCGCATGGCAGCGAACGGGCTGCTGATGATTCACAACGTCAGCGGTGGTGTTTATGGCGACAGCGCCGAGATGCGCCGCACAGCCGCGCTGCTAGACAAGGTGCAGGAGAGCGTGATCGCCGCATACGTGAACCGCACGGGCAAGCCGCGCGACGTTATCACGAAGATGATGGACGATGAGACGTGGATGAACGCGGAGGAAGCCAAGGCGTTTGGCTTTGTGGATTCCATCACGGCGGATACCGAGGCAATCGCGGCGAAGTTCGACCTGAGCAAATTCCGCAACGCTCACAAATTTGACACCACCAACAATCAACACACCAAGCCAATGCTTATCGAAACTCCCGAATACCTCGCCCTCGTCGCAGAACACAAGACCACATGCGAGCTCGGCGTAAAGCTCAAGACCGACTTGGAGGCGAAAACCGCCGAAGTCACCGACCTAAGTGCAAAACTTTCCGAGGCTTCAAACAAACTAAAGGACGCCGACTCGGTGATCACTGAACTCAAAGCCTCGATTGAAAAGACGGCGGCAGAACATGCCGCCGCTCTTTCCGACTTCGACAAAAAGGTGAGCGCCAAGGCCGCGACGATGCTCGCGCAGACTGGCACCACGCCAGTCGTCATTGGCAGTCCCGCAGCGCCGGAGCCGAATGCAATCCTCACGCAGTTCAACGCAATCACCAACCCAATCGAGCGCGTCCGGTTCTACCGCGCAAACAAAGCGGCAATCGACGCCACGTTCTCCAAGTAACAATCACCCATAAACCCACATGCCTTACACTAATCTCAATATCGCCCGCCTCGCGAATGCCGCGCTGGAGGGCTTTGTCAAAGAGCTTCTGCCGCTCAATGTCTTCTCGCGTTCCTACTCGCCCGATGTAGTCGGGCGGACTCAGGGCAACGTCGTTCTCGTCCCGCTCATCGGTGGCCTCGTTGCTACCACGTTCGGCGGAACCTACGCCATCACGACTTTCGCCAAGAGCGTCGTGACCGTCACTATCAACCGCCACAAGATCGTGCCCATCGGCCAGACCGACTTGGACGCCATCAACAACAGCGACTCTTCGCTGGAGTCGTTTGGCTTCCAGCAGGGCGCAGCGCTCGCGCAGGCGGTTATGGAGGACGTGCTCACGCTCGTCACCACGGCAAACTTCACTTCCGTCACGACCAGCCTCGCGGCGAATCTGAACGTGCCGCATCTCCGCGCCGCTCGTCTCGCGCTCAACCAAGCCAACGCTCCCAAGCAACCGCGCTTTGCGTTGCTCGACGCGGTGGGCATGGATGCGCTGCTTGGTGTCACGAACTTCGTGCAAGCGCAGATGTTCGCAGACCAGAACGTCCTGACCGAAGGCAAAATCATGCGTGCGCTCGGATTCGACTTCTACGAACTCAATTCGAGCTTCGTTTCCGCCGCCTCGGTAAACGCCTTCATCGGCCACGGCTCGGCAATCGCAATCGCGATGCGCTACCTCGCACCGCAGCGTCCCGAGGAATACGACAACGCGCAAGCCTACAGCGACCCGACCACGGGCGCGACGGTCGGACTCCGCGACTTCTACGACCCGGCCACCGGCACGCGCTACATGGCGCTGGAGTGCAACTACGGCTACTCCACCGGCATCACCAACGGCGCGCGCATCATCAAGCGTGATGACTAGCCTTTAGAAATAGTTCATAACAGGAGCGCCGAACTCAGCAACGGGTTCGGCGCTTTTGTGTCTTGACGTTGCGCGGTTGGAACCGTAGAACGCAGGCTTATGAATGCCCATCCCGCAGACTCTCCGCCGCCCGTGTCGTCATTGGAACCTCTCAGGGATGGGCCGGAACCGGGTGGCACGGGCGAGCGGACTCCGCTGATTTCCCTTTGCATCATCGTCGGCAACGTCGAGGAATACATCACCCGCTGCCTCGAATCATTCGCGCCCATCGCGGATGAAATCGTGGTTGTCCGCGCCATCGGAAGCGCCAAGCCTGATGCGACGCTCGACATCGCCCGTGACAAGTTCGGCGCAATCGTCGGCGAGTATCGCAACGCAGCCGGGCACGAAGATTGGCCTCACGTTGACAACTTCGCAGCGGCGCGGCAAGCAGCATACGACCTTGCGACCGGCACTTATTGTTTCTGGTGCGACACGGACGACATTCTTTTGAGCGGAGCGGAACTCATCCGCGAGCACGCAGAGCGCGGTGCCTACACCTGCTTCATGTTCCCTTATGCCATCCACGGCAAAGGGCTGGCAGTCCCGCGCGAGCGCATGATGCTGCGCGGCTCTGGCAAATGGGTTTGCCCGGTGCATGAGCATTACGAGTTCACGATTCAGCCGGTGCAAGCCATCGAAGATGAGCGCGTGGTGATTCAACATTTGCCTCACCGCGAAAAGACCGGCAGCAACGACCGCAACCTTCGCATTCTCCGCAGCATCCCAGACGCCGAGATGACGACTGGGCTGCTTTACCATTTGCACATCGAGCTTCTGGTTATCGGCGACGTCGAGGGCAGCGTGGAGGTGGCGAAAAAGGTGCTCGCTTGTGACGACCTCGGAAGGCCGGAACGCATGGAGCTTTTTATGAACCTCGCGCAAGTCAGCGAGGACCCGCGACAGAAGGAGGCGCTCTATCACCAAGCATACGCAGCAGACCCGCGCCGGCGCGAGCCGCTGCTCATGCTGTGCAACAACGCCATGAACAACTGCGAGCCGGACATTGCGCTCGCGTTCGCGCGGCAGATGATGGCGACGGACAGGCCGGACGTGAAAGAGTGGAACGAAAGGGCGGCGCTTTACGAATGGCTCGGTGATGACATCTACGCGCAGGCACTCCGCGCCAATCGCATGTATGGCCCGGCAGAAGCCGTGCGGCAGGCGCGATTCAAGAAGGAAGGCGGCGCACGCATCGCGCTCATCCACGCCACGCGCGGCAGGCCGAAGCAGGCCGCGCTCGCGCGCAAGGTATGGCTCGACGCGGCAGCGCACCCCGAAAGCATCGAGCACATCTTCGTTTTCGACACGGACGACACCGACAGTCATTGCCTTCGCCGATTCCATCACAGCGAGATGCCCGCGGGCGGCGGGTGCGTGGCGGCGTGGAACCGCGGCGCAGGCGTCGTGTGCGCTCCCGTAATCGTCCAAATGTCGGACGACTGGACGCCGCCGCACAAGTGGGATGACCTGATTCTGGAGCGTATCGGCGACGTGACGCATCCGCGCGTGCTGGCCGTGAGCGACGGACACCGCACTGACAAGCTGCTCTGCATGGCCATCTGCACGCGCAAATACATAGACGACATGGACGCCTTCCTTTTCCATCCGTGGTTCACTGGCGTCTATTCGGACAACTGGTTCACGCATCGCGCATACGAGCGCGGTGCGATCATCGAGGCACGGGATTTGGTATTCAAGCATCACCACCCGGCGTTCGGCTCGGACAACATGGATGCGACCTACGAACAGCAAAACGCGCCGGAGCGATACGAGGAAGGCAAAGCCATCTTCGACGAACTCCTGCAAGGCCGTGACTGGTCAACCGTGCCGGGGTGGTTCAACTACTACGGCTTCTATGGCGCAATGGCGAAGCGACTGAATGACGGCGACACCATCGCGGAAGTCGGCGTCTGGATGGGGCGCTCAATCATCTTCATGGCGCAGACGCTCAAGCGCATGGGCAAGCGCGTGAAGCTCATCGCCGTGGACACGTTCAAAGGCGAGGCAGGCCAGCCGGAACACGTCGAGATTGTGAAAGCCCACGGCGGCAGTCTCCGCGCCGTATTCGAGGCGAATCTCGCCCGGTGCGGAGTCGCTGACATGGTGCAAATCATCGAAGGCGACAGCGCCGAAAGCGCGGCACAAGTCGCGGACGGCTCGCTGGCGTTCTGCTACATCGACGCGGCGCACGAATACGACGGCGTAAAGCGCGACATCCTCGCGTGGAAAAGCAAGGTGAAGCCGGGAGGCGTGCTCGCAGGGCATGACGCGCAGCATGAGCCGGTGATGAAGGCGGTGGAGGAACTGCTACCCGGCGCGGCAGTGATGCAACCTTGCTGGATTCAGCCGCTATGATTCTCTCCATCCTCACTCCCGCAGTCCCGTCGCGCCTAGATAGTTGGGTTGTCGGACTTGGTGAAAGTCCGCTTGCGACGCTGATACAAACAATAGGCGAACAGATCGGCACGCTACCCGTCGAGCACTTGGTTCTCCTCGACAATAAGCGGCGCACGGTGGGAGAGAAACGCGACGCCTTGCTGCGGATGGCGCGCGGGCAATACGTGGCCTACGTTGACGATGATGACGACGTGAGCGATGACTACGTTGCCGAGCTTGTGAAGGCTGCGAAGGAAGGGCCGGACGTGATCACCTTCAATCAGCATTGCACAGTCAACGCGGCGCAGTTCGAGGTGCAATTCAAGCTCGGCAATCCGAATGAAGCGCCGAACGGAGTGAGCACGATTAAGCGCAACGCATGGCACGTCTGCGCATGGCGGCGCACGCTGGCGATTCAGTCCCGATTCCCGGCAAGCAACTACGGCGAGGACTGGGCATTCGCCGCACCGCTCTGCGCGCTTCCCGGCCTGCGCGAAGTCCACATCCCCAAGGTGCTGCACTACTACCGGCACAGCAGCGAGACGACCGAGGCACCGCCGCCGTAGTTTGACACGGCGCGGAAAGTGTGAACTTTTCGACGCTTTCCGCAGCGGGCCTCAAGACGGCAATGCAGACCTCGCTACTCGGCGAGAGCATCACCCTGCGCGGCGACACCTACCGGGCCGTCATTGACGACGTGGTGGCCTCGGAGATGTTCGCAGCGGGCGGGGCGATACCGAGCGAACCGATTTCCATCACCATCAAGACGCAGACTTTCCGACCCGAACTTGCACTCGGCGAG